GAATATACTTTTTGCAGTATCTGGACCATAAGATTTCCCAGTAAGACTTCTAGGTGGAGTATATGCTGCTGGTTGTTGTTTTGGTTCTTTTTTAGGTCCAAAATTAACATTAATATTATAATCTCCTGGTTTTATTCCACCACCAGAATTGGAACTACCAGAATTAGAAGCAGATTGAGGGTTTGCTGCTAAATTTTTCTGTCCAAGAGCAATAACTTTATCTTTACTCATTCCAGTTTTTGCCATTTTGGCATTACCACCACCAGCTTCAAAATCACTCATTTCAATAATATGTTTTTTCCACTCTTCACTCATATTTGCCATAATAGCAATTGCAGATTCTTCACTATTAGCATAACCTTCATCTAGAAGATGTCCTTTAATTGCATCAAAAATATCAAAATGAGCAACTTGTGTTGTTTGATTTTGATTTTTGCTCTTGACCATCAAATCACCTTTCATAATTGAATTAACAGTTCCCGAAGGCAATACATTTCCACCACTATGTTTATTGATATATCCAGTTCCACCACCAGAAGTTTGGATCATTTTTAACCCACTAGTCCCAGCATCTCCAGCTCTTACTGATGGTTTTACTGCTGGAAATCCTTCAGTATAAACGTCCAAATATGCTTCTTGAAGGGCACGAATATCTTGTGAATTCATCGTTACAAATACTTTTCAATTATTTATAAAAAAACACTCCTTTTGAGAGTGTTTCTTCTTAAAGGCTTTAAGTCGTGCCTTTGCTTGTCGGAGTGCCTGCGGTTTCAGTGTCCGTTTCTGCTCCTTCTTGGAATGATGGTATCTGTTTGGAACTTGCATTGTTATCTGGTGTCTCATGACACCATACGAGAAAATCCTTTGACTTTATCAAATCTTATGACACTTTCAAATCTGTCCTCCATGCCAGTCTTATGGGAGATTACAAAAACATTAGCATCTTTAATGACATAACGTATGATTTTAAGAAACTCATCGGTTCCAAATCCATCAAGTGATGAATCAAAAACCTCATCCATAATCAGTAAGTTAGTGTTAACAGAATTTTTATATCTAGCAACTTCTCTCCAAGTAAAGAGAAGAGAAAGATCAATTCTCATCTTTTCACCTTCACTAAAAGAACTATAAGAAAAGTCTTCATGAATAGGTGATTGGACGGTTTCGTTAAACTCTTCATCAAGAGTAAAATTGATGTAGAAATCCATCATCTGAAGATAACGGTTTACTTGCTGATTTATCAGCGGTAAGTACTTCTTAATGATTTTTGCTTTAACTCCACCATCCTTTAAAAGCGAATAAGAGAAATCTAGATAATTAATTTCTTCTTTTTTGGAAGATAACTGCTCGTAGGTATTTTGTAATTGGTGATTAAATTCTTTTAACTTTTCATGCTCAGTATTTCTGTTTTCAAGTTGTTCGGTAATAGTTTGAATTTCAGATTCAAGATCTCGAATTTGTCTCTGGTTGAGGGAAATCCGAGTATTGTTTTGAGAAATTTCATTATTGAGTTTTGTAATCTCCTTAGATAGAGCAGTGAATTGACGCTCTCGTTCTTGTTCTAACCTTATAGTCTCCTCTAGTTCTTTATAACCTAGTTGGAGTTCCTTTGCTTTATTTTGAGCGTCTGTAATTCTATTTACCCTAAACTCTTCTTCTATAGTTTGAGTACAAGTAGGGCATACCGTATTCTCTGTGAAAAACTTATGCTCTTTGGTAATGACAGATACTTTTTGCGAAATTTTACCCTTAAGATTGTTCAGTTTTACTAACTTATTACTAGCACCAGTAACTTCTTCCTGATCCTTAGTATACTTAAAAATGTTTTCTTCGATTTTGGAATTGTCATTCATGTAAATGCCAACTTCAGAATCTAAATTGGCAATTTTTTCTTTATTGGCATTTATGTTGGCATTTCCACGATTCTCAAGTTCCTCAATGAAGTTTTGCTGCATCTTCATTTTATCTTTGAGATTTTCTTTCTTCAATTCTAGAGTACGAATTTCCTCTTTAGAGGAACGAATCTTATCTTTAATAATAACATTCATTGAAGAAAAGATTTTAATGTCAAGAAGATCTTCAATAACTTCTCTACGGTTAGCAGCAGACAACTGCATAAAAGGAACAAAAGTACTTGAACCCAAAATTACAATTTGAGTAAAAGACTTATAGTTCATTTTGAGAACAGTCTGTTCCAACCACTTTTGCTGATCCAAAGCAGCTGCTGATTGATCCAATAGAACATTATTTCTATAGATCTCAAAGATGTTTGGTTTAATTCCACGAACAACTTTCCATTGAGTTGCTCCGATTAAAAACTCAATTTCAGTTAAACAATCTCTCTCATTTGAAGAATTGACCAACTGTGGTTTATTAATCTTCCTAAATGGTTTCCCAAATAAAGAAAATGTCAAGGCATCAAGAATGGTGCTTTTTCCCGCACCATTACTGCCAATGATTAGCGTATTATTGTTTTTCCGAAAATCAATCTCACTCCAATGATTTCCCGTACTTAAAAAGTTACGCCAACGAATTTTCTGAAAAATAATCACAAGTTACCTCAATCGCTCTTTCTAGGTGGAATTACAATGTCATCTTGGGTAATTATATTATACTCGTAATTATACATTTCGCAAGTCTTGATTGCAATTCTATCATCAACTTCTATAACATCCATTTCTGGATTTTCATCATCATCTTCAAGCATTAATGCATAGCGAACAGCATCATCAGATTCTTCAAATAAAAGAAGTACCTTTTCACCATCCTCTCTTTCTACTGCATAAGCACCTTCATCCTCCAAACCCTTTATTGTAAGTATAAACATCAGACCATTTCGCAAGCCTCTTTATATATAGTTTGAAGCATTGTAGTGAGAACTGCCTTATCTAAGGATACTTCAGAATCTTGAACATAGCGATTTAAAATAGAAAGAGTGTCTTCAGACTCTTCTGCTTCAAATTCTTCATTGACAACTAGTTCTATTGACTCTACAAATTTAAGATCAGATACATTTGCTTCATAAAGTTTATCCACAAATTTTTCAAATTGTTTCGTATCTGTTTTTTTGCGAACAACAACTTTTACAATTTTTCCTTCATACTCCTTAAAGTTAAAAGTCTGATAAGGAGTATCTTCATAATAAACATTATAAAACATTCTATAAGGATTGTCTATTGGAGTATGCTCCAATGTTTCAGTATCGAAGATGTGAAATCCTCTTTTATCATTAACATCATTCCAATAAATCTCATAAGGATTTCCCAAATAGAAGATTTTTCCATTATTGGAACGAGTATGATAATGCCCTGAAAAAACTTTCTTATACTTATCAAAGAGATTGCTATCCATACCACAATCCATAACATGACCACGATAAGGAGAAAATCCACTCAATTCCAAATGACCAAATGCAACATCTGCAGAACTATTTCTAATCATCTTCAATGATTTTTCCTCATTACTGGAATTAATCCAAGGAATCATCAATACCTTTAAAGATCCCAAAATTCTTTCACAAGGTTTCGAAATAATTTCTACGTTTTTATATTCACGAAGAAGAAGATCAACTGCATTAACTTCGTTTGTATTTTTATAGTAAGCAGTATGATTTCCCACAATAGTAATGACTTTGCATCCCATTGCAGAAAGTTTGTCGTAGTAATTATTTTTTGCCCAGGCAAGAGATGAAAAATCAATTCCTTTGCGACTGTCAAAGGTGTCTCCCATGTCAATGACAGTCTTAATGTTATTTTCTTCTAGATAAGGAAAGAAAACATCATTATAAAATTTAAGAAAATAATCATGAAACATTTTGGAATTTTTACGAGCACCAAAATGCTGATCAGTTATAATTGCAATTTTCATTCACTAACGATTCAATTTATTATGAATATTATCCTTAATGGAATTATAAATTGATCCATCATCTCCTGTCAAGTCATCAATTGAAAAGACTTCATCAAATCCAGACCTTTCAATAATTTTGGATTTAATTTCAAGTTGTTTCTTTTCTTTTTGAATTCTTCTCAAAAATGCGTAATAAATGACTTGTGTAAAATAAGCAAAAGGATTAGTTGATTTTTCTGGATTAAAATTTGTTACGCATTGTATACAATTTTCAATACCATCACAAATCATGTCCTCCTTAAACATGTAGTTTACAAAATTTGGTTTGTATGCCAAATGATTCGCCATCTTAAGGAAACATTCCCCGATGTAATTACTAATCATTGGTTTTGGCAGACCAAGAGATTCTGCTGTTGTCACTTCACGTTTATACACAATGATTGCCTGAAGAAAATCACTATTATTAACGTAGTGCTCTGGTTTCTTTTTCTTTGGCATTGCTACCTTTAGATCTAAGGGCATAGTACTTCCACATCTAGTGTTCATATGATAACACATTTTTAAACACTTGACAAGGTTGCTAAAACTGTTTATAATAACTCTGTCAGGGTTGAAAGTTAGGATATCAGCTATTATTAAAGATCTTTTCTAAGGATGATCTTGCTTCTTTAACTGATGAAACGTATCCCATCTCTTTAGTCATCTTATTCTCAGGGATCTCACACCCATTAAAGAAGTAAGCATGAATAAATTTATTATACATTCTATGTATCTTTTGATCAAAGACTTCTGAAATAGTAACAATTTTATCCATTTTAATTAAATATATAGATTCAGTTCCTGTTTTAATCCAAGGTTCAACACGAACTACATTAATGTTCATGCTTCTAGATTTATCTGATGACATTTGAACAGGACAGTCTAATACAAGAGTATCCTCTTCATCATCCAATGGACAAACTTTAGATAAAACTTCTTCACCAGAAATTAATTTTATAACTGCTAAAAAATCCTCTGTCATAATTTTAAATTAACGTTAATAAGTTCATAATTAAATTTTTCTTCATTGTATATTTTAATTCTTTCAATGAGATGATTTAGAGTGTAGTTTCTATGTGAGTTATGAGAAATGTCATCGGCAACATCATATAGAGTTGCTTTTAATTTATTATTTCCTTTTCTTAAAACTCTACCAATGGATTGTAGATTTCTGATTCTAGATTTAGAAGGAGAAGCAAAAATTACGTTATGAAGATTTTTAATATTAATACCAGTACTAAATGTTCCGTATGAAGCAATGATTATTGCATCTGTTTCTTTTTCTGTAATTTTTCTAACCGCTTCTCTTTCATCAACATCTACACCACCGTGAATGAAAAAGCACTTTCGCTCATCATTCTTAAAGTTATTTATCAAATCAAAAATTATCTGCCCATGACTTTCGACTCTACTGTATAGAACTAATGTGTTTCCTTTCAGATTAATTGTAAGATTTTTAAGAAAATTATTTCTTCTATCATTACTAATTAAGTATTTAATTTCATCCTCATATGTAGCAAATCTTTGAGGTGGATGTTTGAGAGTTATAATTTTGATGTTGAATTTTGAAAGATAACCTTTTTCAATTAATTCATC